GTGATAACGGGCGGGCTGATTTGCACATCCCAGACACAGCTGGGGGGCAATGCCGCCGATACCTGGGATGTCAGATGCAGCAGAATGCCGCTGCCATCAATGCTGGCCTCAAATTCCCCGGCTATTTCCTCGCTCTGGGGGGTCAGCCTAATCTGGCTCTGGGCTGTCTGCCCGGTCAAATCGAATGGGTCCCCGTCCTCATCCGTGACATCCACCCGCAAAGTGAAATCGTCCCCGGCATATAGCAGCATGTTTACCGGGGCGGGCAATACCGTGATGGTGACCAGAGCCCTGGCTATTGCCGTGCGGACTGGCACCAGCGCTGAGGGCATCGGCCAGGCGGCCCGTGCCAGCTGCTGCCTGGCGGGGCTCAGCTGCAGGCCGTTGCCGGTCACCTGGCACCCCGCAGCTGCTGCCCCAGAAAGTCACCATCTGCCACGGGCTGCCGAGGGCCAGCGGGCACCCTGCCGCCGTTGGCAGCTGGGGCGGGGCTCGCCGACGCCAGCCGGTCAACCATCGCGGCCAGGGCTTCCTGGTCCACTTCCCCGTCATCACCGACAAAGCGGGTCAGGTCGATGACATCGGCCAGGGCGGCAGGGTCGGCCAGCTTCCCCGCAGCTGCGGCCAGGAAACGGGCCTGTGCGATCTTTGCCCCGGCTGCCTTTGCGGCCTCGGCCCGGCCTTCCTCACGGGCAGCTGCCACAGCCTTTTCCTGGTCAGTCATGGCCGCCTGCTGGGCTCGGTCCAGGCGGCCCTTAGTGGTCTTGTGTTCGCGCCGCTCATGGTCCAGCGCGGCCCGCAGGCGGGCAATGTCGTCAGGCTGCCCCTGGCCGCCCTCAGGCGGCCCTGTGTCGGGCTGCTGGGGCTCGGGCGGTGTCTCTGGACCTGGGCCAGGATCGGGCGGGCTGGGGCCGCCTGGGGGCTGCGGCGGCTGGGGGTCGGGGGTGGTCATGGCTGGTTCCTTTCTGGTCAGTTGACTGCCCCTGGCGGGGTGTCATCGGGCAGCGGGTCTGGGGCCTGGCCATCAATGGCCATCGGCTGGTGGTGATCGTGCAGCGAGTAGACAAACCAGAAAGCCGCTTGCGGGTCATCTGACCGGACCACCCACACAGGGCCAGTGGGGGTGACGCTGAATTGCCCGCCATCGGACGATTCCAGCGCCACCACCACCCAGCTGCTGAGCACATCCATGGGCACCAGCTGCCCGTCAGTCCAGGCCACGTCAATGGGCCTGGCCTCGGCCCCGGCCCGGTCGGCGGCCAGCCATTCCTGGCCCCGGATGCGCCAGAGGTAAGCGGGTGCGGTCATAGTTTCGCCATGCTTCCCAGTAGCCAGTAGATCATTGAATAATCCGCATACCCGGCTGTGCCAAAGGTGGATTCCGCCGTGGTGGTCAGCACTTCCAGGTAATCATCCACATATTCCCGGCCTGAATAAGCCAGCGGGTATTTATCCGTGCGGCCCTTTTCCCTCGGCAGGCGGGGGCCGCTGACACCCACTACCGGCTCACGCTGGCCATTGGGCAGGGTGGTGCGGCTCAGGTGGTAAACCCATTCGGCATTCTGCAGCTGCTTATTTGAATACTGCATGCCGTGGCCCATTTCATGGATGGCGGTATTGCGGGCATCCTGGTCACTGCCCCAGCGGCTGATATTGATGCTGCGCTGCCACTGGTTGAAATTGCCCCGGCTGACTTTGCTTACCTTCCAGGGGCCGCCACTGCCAGCCGCATTCATCCCATTAACCCAGTCGGTGGGGTAAAACTGCTGAGCGTAGCGGAGATATTGCACCATCTGGCTGCGGGACCGGCCGACATTCAGCACCCCGCCCATGCTGCGGATATCGGCCAGCACGGAAAGCCTGGCGTTTGCCAGCCATACGCTGGCCTGCCGGTCCCATTCCCTGAGGGCTGCCCGGTAGGCCATCCTCTGGTCAATCGTCAGCTGGGGCCAGGTGTCGGGGGTCGGCCTCGGCCCCAATTCGGCCAGGTAGCGCTGATAACGTTTCTGGGCCTCGGTTTCCATGGTGCTGCCCATGCGGACGATTTCATTCTGGTATGCCCGCTGGCTTTCCAGGTCCCGGTCCCCGAACCATCCCGATGTGTTCCTGGCCTTAATGGCTTCCAGGTCCCGGCCCCAGTCCCCGCTGGACCAGAATGCCTCATCCCTGGCAGCCGCAATGCCGCCGAAACGCTCAGGCAATCCGGTGCCCAGCCGCCTGCCGCCCATCCATTCCACAACCTCAGGCCCTGGCGTGCAGCGGCAATTAGCATGGGCGGCAAAGCCCACAGCGGCCTCTGTATATCCCCGGTCATGGATCAGGATGCACCATTTACATGCCCCCGGCTGGGTGACGCGGATAAAGCGGCCCGTTAGCCGGTCATCATTTCTGGCCGCATCCAGGACCGTGGCATTAGCCACCCGGTATGGCTCGCTGGCCCCCAGCCGGTTGAGCCAGCCCACTGCCGATTCCTGGGCTTCCCGCTCGCTGCGGCCCGCGTCGGTGGCCCGCTGCCACATAGCGGGGGCCAGGGCCGCCATTCCTGCCAGGGGGTGCCCGCTGGCGCTGCTGCCGACCATTCCAGCTGGGGCCTCATATGGGCTCACAGCTGTAAGCGGCTGGCCCCAGCTGGCCGCCGTCACCCCCTGCAGATATCCCTGAGCCGTCACGATGGCCGCTGCCTGGGCCTGGGTGATGGCCTGCCCGGCTATAGCCCCGACCTGCCGCAGGCTGCCTATGGGCCGCTCAGGGTTATACAGGGCCTGAAATAGGGCACGGATCAGCACCATCAGCCCGGCCCGCTGGATCAGCAGCCGGGCACGGTAGGCAGCGGTCACCTGGTTAGGGCTGGGCACCTGGCGCACCTGCCTGGCTCAGCAGTGAGGCAATGTCGGCGGCCCCGAGGGCTGCCGCGCTGCTGGCTGCCTGCTGTGCCGATTCCTCGGCGGCCAGCTGCCGCCAGCGGCGCACATCCTGAGGGCTGGCCCCCCACCTTTCCCACAGCACCTGGGTAGGCACTCCCAGCGTGGCCATCTTTGTAAGGGCATCGACCCGCTGTGCCTCGCTGCGGGTTTCAATATCGGCCCAGACAACCTCACCCGCTACCTCAGCAGCTGCGGGGTCCCCCACCAATTGCAGGGCCAGCCTGATTACTTCCTCCCAGGCTTCCCCGATATGCAGTGCCCGCCGATTCACCTTTGCTACCAATCCGGCCTCTGCCGCCTTAATGGCATCGGCACTGAGATTGGCCACGGTGCCCTGCAGATAATAGGGCGGTGTCTGGGTAATAGCGGCCAGCTGCTGGATATCCTGCTCAACTGCGGCCAGGTATCCGGCCAGGGTCGATTCAGGAATTGAGCCAAAGCGGCCCTGGGGGTCCTCATTCGCCAGCAGCCTGTTAGCCCCGACCTGATAGGGCGGAATCAGCCTTACCTTTGGCTTGCCGTCTGCCCCCGTTTCTGGCTGGCCCTCACTATCGGTCAGCACTTCCCTGGCCATCTTTACCCCGGTGGCCCAAATCTGCCTGAATGCCGAATAGTCGAGGGCCACCAGCCGGTTAAATAGCTGGATATTCAGCCGGTCCTGCAAATCGAGGGCCGATTTCAATTCGCTCCGTGGCGCACCCCAGGTGCGGGGCTGGGGTATTAGCTCAATCATCGTGACCACCCCAGCCGGGTTATCTTCCACAATGGGGTCACCCTGGCTGTCCCCATTCCAGGTGGCGATGACATCAGGCAGGATGACAACCTCAGTGGTGTGGTGGCCCTCATCCTCAAAGCGCTTATATGCGGCGGCCCGCTTGCGCCGGTCACCCGGCTGGTAAAGGACACATGCCTGGCGGGGGCTTTCCCCAGTGATGGACACCCCAGTGGGGTTATCGTCATCGGGCTGCACCAGGACCGGGGCCTGGCCGGTAATCAGCGCATCAGTCTGGGCCAGTTCCCCGTCAGCATCCATTCCGCTGGCCTGCCAGATGAGCCAGGCCCGGTCAGAGCCCCCGCCGAATTGGAAGCCCACCACCTGCAGCCGTTCCGCCACGGCGTTTACCACCAGTTCACACCAGGGGGCACGGGCAATCTGCAGGAATTGCCTAAACGTCTGCCTTTCTACGGTGTCCAGCATTGCGGGCACCAGGCTTTCCCCGTCGTAATAGCTGAAATACCGGGCGGCCCTGGCCGCCTGCCAGTCCAGCTTTCTTTCCCCGGCTGCCCGCCAGTCCCTTAACTCATCCAGTGTCGCCATGGCTGCCTCTCAGAAACCAGCTGCCGCATATTCGGCGGCTGGCGAGTAGTCATATCTCAGGGCTCGGTCCAGGGCCATGACAGCGGCCACCAGCCCGTCAATTTTGCTGCCCCGGCCACCATCTGACCGGGCCTTATCCAGCTTGATGTTTCCCGCAGGATCACTGCGGGTCACTGCATTTCCGGCTTCCCATCGGGCCACGGGATTGCCGCCATGGTGGTAAAGGCCGCCGTTAATGAGCCGCAGCAATTCAGCTGTCGGGGCCGCCATGCTGGCAAAGCCCTGGCCGAATTGCACCAGGGGCCAGCCCTCATCAATCAGCTGGCTACTCAGCATCGTGGCCCCCCATCGGTCAAAGGCCACTTCCCTGATATCCCAGCGCTCACGGTCACGGTTAAGGGCCTCGGTAATGGCCGCGTAATCTATGACGTTTCCCTCTGTCAGGGTTAGTGCGCCGCTGGCCACCCAGGTATCAGCCTGGCCGCCTGTGCGCCTGGACAAATCCCTGAGTGCCGACGCTGGCGCGAAATGCCGCCACATGACCGAATGGCCACCCTGCCCATCGGGGAAGTCATAGGCAATCGCGGCCAGGTCGGATGTGCTGGCCAGGTCCAGGCCCGCAAAGCATGGCCGCCCTTCCAGCTGCCCGAGGGGGGCATCATTCGCGTCCCAGGCCGCCAGGTCGATGGCCCGCCCAATTCGGTTAGCTGGCTGGTTGAGCCTAAATTGCCTGAATGCCCTTTCAGCTGGCGGGTTGCCCTGGGCCACCCGGCATTCAGCCGCCAGGGTCCTGTATTCCAGGAAATCCCCGAGGGCTGGATTAGCCAGCCGCCACGTTGCGGGATCGGTCCAGTCGGCATCATCGGGGGCCTGGTAAATGACCACTAATCTTTCAGGGTCCAGGCTCGGGTCAGACAGCACCTTTTCTGAGAATTCCCGCTCTGTGGCCGCAAAGCCTGCGGGGTCACTCTCGGCAGTGGTGGCCAGCATCAGCAGCGGCTGGGCACGGGCACCAAAGCTGGTCCGCATGGCGTCATATAGCTGCCGGTCGGGCTGGCTCAATAGCTCATCAATCACGATGCCCGAGGGGTCCAGGCCCAGGCTGCCTGCCGCGTCCCCGGCCAGGATCGAATACAGGCCGCCCGTGGCGTTATCCACAATCCGTCCACTGCTGGGGATAACCTGCAGCCGTTCCGACAGGGCCACAGAGTTACGGACCATAGCGCGGGCCACGCGAAACACGATGCTGGCCTGGTCCTGGTCCAGGGCCAGCCCGTAAACCTCGGCCCCCACTTCCCCGTCAGCCACCAGTAAATACAGCACGATGCCCGCCAGCAATTCGCTTTTCCCTTGCTTTCTGGGCAGCAGCAGGTAAAGGACCCTGTATTTCCTGACATACCGGCCGCGGCCGCTATCGTAAATAACCTCCCCGAATAGCGGTGCCAATATCCGCTCACGCTGCCAGGCCGCTGGGATAAATGCCCGCCTGGCATAAACCCCCTTTGTGTGTGTGAGCAATTCGGCAAAGAAAGCGCAGACGTGCCCGACCCTGCCCCGGCAGCGATGTGGCCCCCGCTGGCGGCAGCTGGTGCCGTCAAAGCGATAGCGGCAGACAGGATCACTGGCCATGGCCCCACCAGCGCCGCTTTGCCCAGCTGGCGATATCCCAGAGCATGGCGGGCACCCCCATTGCCAGGCCCAGGATGCAGATATCGCGCCACGGCTCAGCCACCATCGGTCAGCAGCCTTCCCGCGTCCCCCCTGATGACGTGCTCAACCCTGATGCCCGCTCGGGCAGAGGGGGTCAGGCCAAATTCCCTGGCCCACATCCTGATTTCATAACTGGCATCCCTGGCCTGGGCCACGGCGGGGTTTTTGCGGGGCTGCCCGTCCTCATCCAGGACCACCAGCCCGGCCTGGCTCACCAGCCTGATGGCCAGCTGCAGCCGTGCAACTGCCTCGCAATAGCAGGCAAAGCCTGCCGCGTCGGCGGCCTTGCAAATGCCCATCTCGATTAGATCGGGGGCCACCCTCACCCATTCGGCGGCAGCCTGGTCAGACAGCCACGGCGGGGCCTCGGCTGATATGCCCCTGGGCTGGGGCTCAGCGGTATTGATCCTGCTCGGGCGGTCCCCGTGCAGTATCCGTATGGCTGTGGGCTTGCCAGCTGGGCCTGTCCGTGCCAAAGGGCACCCCGAGGGGTCGGCAGGGTGGCAGCTGCGGCGGCCAGGGGGCCGCTGGGCAGCAGATTACTACCCAAAGCGGGGAATGCAGCCCCCCGGTGCCATTCCTATTGGCCCCATTCCGGCATTCCCGGCCCCGATTCCGGTTAAGGCGGCTCAGAGGGCGATTTGGCCCGAACCTGGCGCGGCTCGGCGGGTCTGTCGAATCCGCTCTGGGGCACGGATCGGGGCGGGGGTCATACCCCACCCGCCAGGTTAGCCAGCTGCCGCAGCGGAATGGCCAGAGCGAGAGTGATCATGGCTGTAACGGGCTGAGGCTGAAAAGGATCTTGCCCCATCCGATGCCCCACAGAAACGCTGAGCGGCCCTCAGCGTGGCGCTGGGGGCCGCTCAGGTCCACTGTGGCGGGTGCCCGTGCCTAGTCCAGCCCGAGGGCCGCCTTTGCCTGGATGCTCAGGGCTTCCAGCGTGTCATCCAGGATGATGGGGCTGACGGTCAGGGCTTCCCCGTCTATCGGGGTCGATGCCACGGCTGTGCGCCAGCCGCTGTCCCCGACCATGCGTGTCTGGACCACCACCCTGACCAGCTGGCGCGGTGCCTCGGCCCGGCCCTGATCCTGGCCGACTGCAGACAGGAAGCCTGGCGGCAGCGGGGCTGGCTGCCCGGTGCCCCGAGGGGGCAGGGGTCCCGATGTCATGACCCCACCCCACTGCCTGCCCCAGGGTCAGCAGCTGGGGCAGCTGCTGCCCCCGCCTGGCGGGCATAGAACGCGGCGCATGCCTCACATGCTGGCACCCAGCCGACCGGCCCGCAGTCGATGACGCGGGTGGCCGGTATGCCCTCGGCCTGGTGCCTGGCGCTGTAACGGCAGGGCTCAGCGTCGGCCATGGCCAGGACCGTGCGGCCCAGGTCGGTCAGCTGGTGGGCCGCGTCCCCAGCTGAGCGGGGCTCAATCAGCCCCAGCTGGGCCAGGTCCAGCACGATGGGTGCCAGGCTGGCCGCGTCCCAGATGGTTGGCCCGTCCGCATAGGTGCGGAGCAGCCGCAGCTGGGTGTCAGTCGTGATGACTGGCGGGTT